GTCATTCCAAGCCGGAACCCATCACAATTTGAAGATGTTCCGTAAGTGCGTGGATCAGATTCTTCTCTTAAAGTCAGCACCTCTCTCAGCTCATCTCCAGCGGCAAAGATCCCCACCGATGCGATTTTGTCCAAAGTGAAAATCTTCTGAGGATAATTGGGCTCCTTCATGTACCCAATCACACGTTCCTTAGTTACCGGATCAACTCCGATGTAAGCATGAACTTTTGCAACATTATACTTTTTTGCAAGCCCCTCAGCAATTGCCTCAACTTCTGAAATCTCATCAACCGTGAGGTCGTCTGTTAAAATTGGTTCGCTCATTATCGTGAAATATCTGCAATGATTAATGGTAATTTAACTGTCAATTCGGTATCTCCCTGCTTTGCGTTAAAAGGATCCTCAAGGAATTCAACACCCTTCAAAGTATCCATTGTTGCATCCGCGACAGAGTTTCCATAAAGAACCGGGATATCGAACCATCCTATTGATAGTGGATCTCTGTTGGGAGCTGCTGCAATTACTTTCTTCCACTCATCCAGAAAGATCTCAATTGAACCTTCAAATTCAATCTTACCATATCCACGGCTTACCGGCTTTTGACCGGCTCCGTAGTTATTAGTCTTAGCCTGTTTCCTCTTGAATTCAATGCTTTTAATCCCTGCTACAGGAACTCCGAAAAGCACAAGAGAAATCGAACTCCAACTGTATGAAACTCCGTTAATTAATGGTGTCATATTTTCCTATTTAAAACTTATTGGAATTTGAATGTTCCTGGCAATACCGTTTTCATTCAACAGAATATTGACGATCAATAAACTTGTGGAAGTAACGTTCTGGGTAGGATCGATGTAAACATCCGAATCAGAGACAGTGCCCAAATCCTGGTCACGTGCCATTTGATGGAGTGTCAATAGTGCCTGGCCCTGCAAAAATGCGATGGTGGTATTTGCCAGCGTTCCGTCTGCATTTTTCAACAACTTACTTTTCAGATAAGGAATTAAAGAGGCATATACTCCTCTGATCGCTTTGTCAATAACTCGGTTGTCATTGATGTAGGCATAATCAGAAGCCATGGTGATTGCAGTATGATTATCGTTGAAGTATGTCCCTGCATACCCAACATATCTCAGACCAAAGATGTGACGCTTAGAATCAATAGCATCTAAAGCAGAATCACTAAGTAGCGGATCGCTCAAAAGCTGTCCATTGGCAAAAGCCGGAATGTCGCATTCAGTACCGTTTGAGATATTGAATTTGGCCGGCTCTCCGAAGTCTTCGCTTACTGCACTTGCAGAGAGCATCCCTAGAGCGACTCCTAGATGAGTTACAGACTTTCCTGTTGTGAGGAATAGTGCAGCCCCCAATGCTCCCCCATCCTGCCCAATGATCGAACTCACTTTGTTTGCTGTAAGCACTGAAAGATCTGCAACAGTTGTAATGTCAGAGATTGCCTTCATGTCTGCGGCATATAAGGCGCTCAGGGGTTTATGCTTTGCGTCGTTATATATCTTAATGATACCGTCAATAGCAGTTAAATCTCCAATTGCATAAGCTGCTGAATCCTTAAATATCCCAACTTGCCGAATATTCCCGGCTGCTGCAGTCTGTAAAGTTGTGATCTCAGAAAAGGTATATGTTCCAGGAACGGGAAAGAACCCAACCCAAAGCTGGCCTGATGGATTAGCACGGAAAAACTCAGCAATATGATAATGCCATACTCCCTGTTTAGAAGCTACTCCACCTGTAAAGGCTGTAATAGTGCCGGCGATTGTCGATCCTGATCCTAATGTTGCAACCAGAGGAGAGCCAGTATTTAGAAATATTCCTAGTCCAGGTCTAGCAGTGATAGTAACGGCTGCAACTAAAGCAGATGCAGTATAGCCATGCGTAGAAGTTCCTGCATTTATCATTGCAGCTATAGCCGTAGCCATCAAATTTACGGTTGTGTCTGCAGCCCCCTTAGTGTAGGTTCCAAGATTAACAGCAACTCCCAAAGGTTCATTAACTGTAAGATTCAGCGTGTTTCCAACGGCGCCAACTGCAGTTACGGTATAAACACCAGTCGCTTTCGTTTCATCTGAATAGGTTACACCAATGCCTGCATTCTCNGCGTCTATTATTGAATATAACGCTTTGATATTATTGATCGTAGTAAAACCAGAAGGCAAAGAAGCCGTGTAGAAGATTAGCCCTGATATAAAGTCTTGACCAGCTGCTACTCTTTTACTTGCTCCAGTGCCCTTGATAAATGTGATATCTCCTCTCATTTATTTTGCTTTTTTCCGTCCTTTCGAACGTGGGTTTGTCTCAGGTGCATCCTCTTCAATTACTCCCTCCGCAGGGATCTCCGCAGGTGAATCCTCTGGGATCTCATATGATGAATCTTCCGCAGGTATCTCTTCTGATGCCTCCTCTTCGAAGTCTCTTTCAAACCTTTCACCCCCATTGTGAGGGTGAAGGTGAAAGTGTCCGTCTTCAGTTACCCATATTTTATTAACATGTGGTAACGCTTCGAATACTTTTGAAGTATCCATTATGCTGTGATTGTTCTACTTTCTTCACACCAGGATGCACCGTTGAAAATGAATGTTGCATTTGCGGTTTTTCCTGCAGCTACAGAAAGAGTTCCGGCCGAAAGAAACCCTGTACTGAATGTTACAACCTGGGTGGCCGCAGCTGAGAAAAGCAATTTGATACGGTCTCCTACGTAAGGAGGAGTTGAAGCCGATCCAACACCGGCGGTGACAGACATCGCTCCAGTTAAGGGTGCAACATTTACCAGGGTAAATGACTTAACAGGCAAAAGAGCCAATGAAGCTGCGTATGCCGGGGTTAAATATTGATTATCTCTTACGCGGTCAGTATTATCAGATCCTGCCGCACTTGAAAATCTTGCATTTGTGCTCATTTGAATATTTTTAAAGGGGAAGGTTTTGCCCTCTCCTGATTATGATTTATGCGTTAAAAGTAGAAGTGGTCAACGTGGTGAATAAGAACACCTGCTCTGAGAAGCCATACTGAACATCAAATTTCATAAGGCCCTTAAGGAAGAATAACTCTGAATTAGCCTGCAGTCTCATCAATTGAAGGTTGTTATCTTCAGTTGAGTTCATTCCAACATATAAGTTAGAGCTCACATCATCAAGACCCTCAACAAACAGAATCGTATTATCAGGAAGGCCGGCCAATGGTACAATCTCATATCCCTTAAAGGTATTTATACCTTTGTCCATCGTATTCACGCCCTTGTATACCAGCGATGTGGTAATGAAGGATTGATAGATCTGTTCGGTATTGATAGACACAAAGAATTTAAGTCTCTTATAACGGGTCGGACGGCTTAATAATGCTTTCTTAGTCGTTGCAACCAATGTGATCAAAGAGTTAAATGCATCTACAATGTTGGTATGGCTACCATCACTTACTGCAGCTGTTAACTGATAAGGAGAAGCAACCTGTTGAACGTTCGCATCGTTTAGCATCTTCTTTAGGTACCCATCAAAGAAGCAAATCTGACCGTTACCCGCAGAACCTGGTGCGGCGGTGTAGGTGGTTGAACCTTGCCATAAGCCTAGCTCAATCTGCTCAAATGCTCTCTGCAAACCAATCTGCATCATGTAGTTTTCGGCAGTTACCGGAAGTTCACGAGCTAAGAGCGTTGGCGCCAACTGTTCTGCTAACCAATGCTGTTCATAGTCACGTGGATTGAATTCGGTGTAAACCATCAAATCCTTTGGTGACAATACCCGACCATCGACGGTGAATGTCCCGGATGTGGTAGGGGTTGCAGTACGTGGCTGTAGGGGTTGCGCGAAGTCAACCCGGCCAATGGTATATTGTTTTTTAATTCCATCCTGAACATATACACCACCTTTTTGAAGTGTGTCCATTCCGAAAGTTGCGGGCAACCAAAAGTAGGAAGCAAATGTTCCTGCATAACTGGTATCTGAAATAGTCAATGCCATTTTATTCTGTTTTTAAAGATTTATAATTTGCCTTCGCGTTTGAGTCTGTTCATGACAGATAGGCCAATTGCCGAAGTTGGAAGTTCACCGTCTTTAAGCTTATTTGGCTCAACCGTAGTTAACTTTGTAGCCTCTTTATTCAGAGGAAGCGCCTCGATCATGTTCTTCGTTCCTTCAAAATCAGCCTTGGCCAATCTCACCCAGGTAAGCTTGATAGACTCCTCGTTTTTGATCCGACCAATCTTTGCAAAGTCCTCGATCATGTTTTTAGCCTGATCTTCTTTTACTTTATCTTCAGCTGATTTCTTGTCTTTCTCAAGAGCATCAAGCTTGTTTTTGCAATCCTCATACTCAGCATCCGACCTTACTTTGTCGTCTTCGAGTTTTTTAAGTTTTGCTTTGAGCTTATCCATCTCATCGGCATCAACTTTCGCTTTGTTTTGCGCTTCGGTGATAGCCTCCAGCGTCATTGCCTCAGCTTGCTTTGCACGGTTTTCAATTTCGTCAATCGCTTTGACTACGTTGTCTTCCGTGGCAGCATCGTTGAGCTTCAATCTCATCGTAACTTTTGGAAACATAGTTGTTCTTTTTATTGGGTTAATAATTGAATTTAGGACCATATTGCACTCCTTATGGAACTGCATTGAGTCAGTTATTTTTCGCAGGTATTTAGTATTCTCCTCTTCGCTGGCGTCGATTTTATCACAGAGCTTTAACTGAAGGGCTTCGTCAGCTCCTATAAATGTGGTGCGCTTCATCATTAGGGAAATTTCACCCTCTGACATCCCTGACCGCTGCTCAATCATAGTGACAATGCTTTGCTTCATAGTGGTAAGCATTTGAGCATTATCGCCTCCAAATGGATCATGATACATAAGCCAGCTGTAATCTGACATGATGCGTTTCCTTCCGGCCTGAAATATTACACCTGCAATTGATGCAGCTGCCCCCGTGACATAGGTATCAACCGGTGTTTTTGATTTAAGAATAGCCGAATAGATTGAGTAACCATCTGTCACTACTCCACCAGGAGAATTAATCCAAACCTGGATTCTTTTCTTTCCCAAAGAATCCATCTGTAGAAGTTCTTGCTGGAAAATACTCCCATCTATGCCCATTCCGTCATCTTTGTCATAACCAATATGTTTATTGATTAAGAAAATCGGTTCGTCTGCGGTCGGATCAATACAGTATATCATACAATAAAATTAATATGATATATAACGATAGTTCATTAGTATGCCTTAGACGGCATGGAATAATTGTTTCAAGCAAAAAAAAGCCCTGTAATTACTTACAGAGCCTTTCTTCATTTTGGACGCATAACTATTTTTTAGTGAAGCTTAGAATCTTTTCCCGCTCCTGCATGGACATCTTATCAAACCGATCCTTGACAGCATCAGCGACAATTCGGCTCTCGCTCATACCCGTGTATGCAGCCATCCCTTTTGTGAGTTTGGAATAAAGAGGAGGTAAATATGCTCTTACTGAATTGTCTTTCTGATCGCTCATAATTAAAATTTGAATCCTGTTAATGTCTTTATCGAATCTAAAGGAACCTCTGTATGAAGGTTTAATTTATCGTTCTTTGAATTGGTGAACAGGTACGCATGATAGTTTTTATCTTTGACAACATAAATCACTTTCCAGCACTGTAGAGGAACAGAAACCTTTCCGATTTTTAGAGCCTCCCCAAGATTACCAGCCCATATATGAATTGAATCTTTCTCGATCGCCAACTTTCTACAACTCATTTCTAATTTTTTCCAGGATCCGCGATTCAAAGCCGGATATTGAGGTGCCATATTGGAGTAATAAAAACATTCGTACTCAGTAGGAAGTCCCAGACAAAGGTTGTCAGCTGCATCGCTCATGTGCCCCCTGTCGTAAGCTTGACCTGAATAATCTTTAGCTAAATCCGTTTCATTGGATAGGTCTGGATCAGGTGCAAAGTTGTTTGTCCGGACGAGCGGGTTGGAGCATTGGACTTTGGATTTTGTAAGCCACCATTCTACCAATACCGGATAATGCATTGTTGTACTAAATACACTCACGTAATTTGAGTGAGTGATCCTTATAGTGTCTTGAGCTGAAACGGAGCTAATAAGCCCGATCAATGTGATTATCCAAAATATTCTTTTCATTAATTTATGTCCTCCAGTTTATTGTATTCGATCATCATTGCTTTACCGGTACTTATTTTCTCTCTCCTAATCTGCACCAGATCAATGATAAATTCTTTTTCTGCAGTTTCTTCTCCATATTCTCTTCTCACCCATGCCTGAAACATTTCGTAATATGCAGGATGCAGGATTATTGCCTTAACATCCTTCCCTCTTCTTCTTTCGTGGATTATAGCAGCTACACTCATGTCAACTGCTAGGCATCCCACCTTTGTATAGTTCTCCAGGTCGAATGGAGTTGGCTTCTTTGGTTCCTGTTTCATTACTTCGCAAAGATTATATATTCCCAATTGATATTTGTAGTAAACGCTCCACGCTCTTGCATGTGCATTATGAACCCTGTGGAGGTTCTGGCTCTGATTGTCCACTGCGTTGTAGAGTCAGATGATGGATCGCTACTTGCCGGAGCACTGACAATAGTTCCCATGACATAATAATTAGCAGTCCCAAGATCTGGAAAAGTAACTGGATAATCTTGTCCTGCAGTAAAGTTTCCAACGGTCACGCTACCCGCATATAGAGCAGGATAAAGATTCGTAGCTGTCGGCACATTTACTTTCATATTTGGATAAGTCCCTGATACACTCGCCTGCCCTGTACCTATTAAATTGAGTTGTGGAGGCACATAAAAGCTAAATCCTGATATAGCCGAAAAATCCGCAATTGTACTTCCTGATGTTCCTGCAGAAATAACAATCTTCCGGATATTGTGCACGTTAACGACTGAACTATCCGTTAACGTCACCGGATCAGCATTTGCAGTGTATTGAGTTGTGACAATGCTCAATACTGCCACCTGAGAACCTGAAGCCGTGAACGTCACCGCATCAACCAGGTAAATCTCACCTCCGTAGAATATCGCACCCGCTGAGATATTGTAACTAAGACCAGATCCTGAGTTCTTAACTCCATAAATGATGTAAGCTGTTGTTGCACTGTAATTGGCTCCTATCGCCCCAATGACTATTGCCTGAAATGCTTCGTAGTTTGCATCTTGCAAAAACTGAAGGGTTCCAGTCTTAATCTTTAACTGTGCTGAGTCTGTGATTCCTGTTAAGCTAAGTTTTTTCATTTTTAATATCCTATGATTGTGAATTTTATACTTGCCGGAACATAAAGGGCCGCAAATCCCCTGATTTGATTTGCTCCCATTGCCGCTAATACCAATGCTGGAACACTTATACTAAAATGGTTTAAATACATAAATGTCCAGTTAGATCCTATTGCATTAGAAGCGGTTGTTTGGCCAACACTACTGCAATTTGGCTCTGTTGCTCCTACCAGGAATCCATCTTTCACTGCTGCAATATTTGTAAGGTAAATATCGCTTACTCCCGGAGGCTGTCTGAACACTGTTCCAAATTCTTTATTAAGGGCATAAGTGAGAACTAAGATGGATCCATTATAAAGCATTCTCTCTTGCACTCCAATGAAGTTAGACTGAATAAGCTTCCATGTTGAAGTTGTAGGCAATCCAGTATTCCCAGAAACTAAACTGACATAAACCTGCCCCAGGTATATTACCTGATCAAGATAGTTATAAGTCCCTGCCGAATAGGTTGGCGCGGTTGACCCAGTAAAGTATGAATTGAATAGCACATCATGAGCCCATTGTAAGGGTGCCAACAAAGCTTGTAGTAACGATTGATTATTTGTATTGCGTTTATCCGGAGGTAGGATCTCCACAATCTGAGGGACAATATTGATATCATATAAGCTCATTGCGCAATGTATGTGATTGTGTCTGCAAAGGTGTTGCCAGTTGTAGTTTCTTGAGTGCAATAACCGGCAACCGGCATCCATAGCCTGCTAATTTGCAAACTATTTAGAATTAGACTTATTGCACTTGCAAATGGAGTAGCATTGGACCGGCATTTCACATTGACCAATTGAACATCATTGACGCCTGGAACATTCCTGATAATATTCTCAAGGTCGCTCATTTTTAAAGCTCCATCAAAATTGTTAACTGATATATTTTGCAAGAGGCCATTTATTGCAGCTGTCACATTGACCTGAATGATCGCTGAGTATTGACCCTGATAATAAACATTGG